CTTCTGAACGGCTGGTTGCGGCGGGATCGGCTGGAACCGCTACTGCGGATAGTTCCAGCGGCTCCCAGTCGATGGCGCGAAGGGTGGGCAACTGGCCGCGCTCCCCTTCGGTCTTTTCGGATTTGTGGACTCGGTAGCCGACTGAGATTGACAGCGGGTGGCCGTCCTCAAGATCCTTCAGGATGCGGTCGGCGTTCTCGTGGCGGCTGAACTTGATCGTGGCGTAAGCCCTGCCGCCTTCGATGCGGATGGAACCGGCAACTACCGTACCAAGTCGGGCTGTCATGCTTTGCTCGTGGCCGTCCAGCAATGACATGCTGGCAAAGCGATCCATGCGGATAGCCTTCGGCGAGACCTCAAGCTCTTCCATGTAGTAGCCGTCATCCCACGAATACCGCTTCACGGACGCGCCGGAGGTCCAGCACACTTCCACGGTGCGGGCTGCAACATCCAGCGTCGATGAACCGGCGGCT